AACTTGTTGTTAATGGTAAGCTGGAAACCGTTGATGATCTAACAAAAGATGGTATTGACCAAACATATCTATGGAAAGGCATTTCTGATCGTGCATTCTCACGACAGTTTACTCTAGCAGATAATGTAGAGATTAAGACAGCAAATTTGTTTAATGGTATGCTAAAGATTTGGCTAGAAGCTATTATTCCAGAATCTAAGAAGCCAAAGACTATTCCAATCAATGAAACAGATGCACCTTCTACTCCAGAATTTCTTACTGAAAAGAATGGTAAGTAGTATTAATAGGGGGGAGTAATCCCCCCTATTTTTTACCTATTACAGCCAACCAGCATATTTGTGAGTTTTACCTTGACGGTCTGGTAAACCAATAGTTCCACCATTCACCCTCTTAGTAATTTGTAGAATCACTGCATCAGTGGTACCTTGATCGCAAATCGCCCATAGATTATTACGTTCAAAGAACCAAAGAGCTGATTCAAATGAGAGCTCGGTAGCAACAATATCTGGATTAGTCAGTACATCTGGTCTCTTACAATATGCAGCAAAAGCTTCATAGTTGTCTTGACCAGTCAATTGGATTGCTCCACGACCACGATACTTATATCCTTCACCTGAAGATTCAGGACCATTGCCCATGCGGCTTGCATATACTCTATTAGCAATTTTTTGTGGATTGCGTGCATATGTATTAGCTAGAGCATCAGTTGGAAAGTATTTAGAAAAGATTTTGCGAAGACCATCTTTAGAATAATTAAGATTCTCTGTAAAAACTTTAAAGTCACCGGTTTCGTGGCCAGTTTGAGCAAAGAAATGTGCAGCTCTATTCTTATTAAGTTTAAAATAAGCAGCAGCTGCTTTTAAAGTGCCTGGACCAAATGCTCCGTCGGCCGTAACGCCAATCTTCTTTTGTAGTGCAATAAGACTCATAATAGACTCCCTATAATATGATTCACCAATATATTTATTGTTTACATTAATTCCGAGCGTGTTACAATATAAATTGAATACGAAAGGGCGTACATGAAATTCTATACTGATGTAACTTTGAACCGCGGAAATATTCTTCTGCGTGGTTATGATAACGGTAAGAGAATCAATTATAAGATTGATTACAAACCATATCTCTTTGTTCCTTCAAAGACTGGTAATTCAGAATATCGTTCTATCTTTGGTAAGCACGTTGATAAGATCTCATTTGATAGTGTATATGAAGCCCGTGATTTCCTAAAGCGCTATGAAGATGTATCCGGGTTTGAGATCTTTGGTCTCAATAAGTTTGAATATACATTCATCAATGATTATTTTCCAGGTGAAGTAAATTTTGATCCGTCAATTATCAATGTTGGTTATATTGATATTGAAGTGGATTCATCATCCGGGTTTCCAGATGTTAAGAGTGCCTCAAAAGAAGTTACAGCTATTACAATCAAGCGGCGAGATCTAATCATCTCTCTTGGTTGTGGTGATTTTGATGCTCCTGAAGGAGTCATCTATATTAAGTGTCCTAATGAAGCTGCTCTACTTCTAAAGTTCCTAGAAATCTGGAAGCAGCTGGATCTAGATATCATCAGTGGCTGGAATGTAGAATTCTTTGATATTCCTTATCTAGTTAATCGTATCACGCAAATTCATGGCGAAGCATTTGCCAATAAATTATCACCATGGGAGATTCTATATGAAAGTACTCGCGAAATCATGGGTAGACCAACCCAAATCTATCTACCAAAAGGAATCTGCATCCTTGATTACATGCAACTTTACAAGAAGTTTACCTACACAAATCAAGAATCATACAAGTTGGACCACATCGCATTCGTTGAATTGGGCGAACGAAAACTGGATTATTCAGAGTTTGAAAGTCTCTATGACCTATACAAACAAGATTTCCAAAAGTTCATGGAATACAACATTCATGATACCTTGCTTGTCGAACGGCTTGAGCAAAAACTAAATCTTATTGGATTGGCCATGACAGTGGCCTATGATGCCAAGATTAATTTTAGTGATACATTTTCTCCTATTCGTCTGTGGGATACTATCATTCATAATCAATTAATGAATGATAAGATCGTAGTATCAAAGGCCAAGAACAATACTAAAGTGGATACATTTGCTGGTGCATATGTCAAGGATCCACTTGTTGGAATGCATAATTACGTAGTATCTTTTGACGTAGAATCTCTATATCCTTCTCTTATTGTGCAGTATAATATCTCACCTGAAACTTATCGTGGTAAGATGTCAAGGTACTTTACCGTAGATGAATATCTAAACAACTGTCTATTCAGTACAGATATTCCAAAGCTTCTTAAGGAACAAAACCTTGCTCTGACCGCCAACAGTTGCATGTGGGATCGTGACTTCAAGGGGATCTTTCCTAAGCTAGTCGAAACTATGATGGCTGATCGTAAACGTTACAAGAAGATCATGCTTGAAGCTAAAAGGGAATATGAAAAGAATCCTAGCAATGAGCTTAAGAATAAGATCTCAAAGTATGATAACTTGCAAATGGCCCGTAAGATTGCTCTTAACTCACTTTATGGTGCTCTAGGCAATAAATATTTCCGGTGGTATGAGATTGAATTTGCTGAAGCTATTACTCTTACTGGTCAGCTAGCAATCCGTTGGACTGAACGTAACATTAATGCTTTCCTCAATCAGGCCTTAAAGCATAGAAAAGATCGTGTTATTGCTATTGATACAGATTCTGTATATCTAAATCTTGAGGATCTAGTAGATAAGAATAGTCCTAATCCAATTGATTATCTAGATAAGGTTTGTACAGAGGTTCTAGACAAGAAAATCAAAGATAGCTTTGAGTCTCTTGTTGAATATACTAATGCATCTACTCCGTTCCTTAATATGAAGCGTGAAGCTATTGCAGACAAAGGTATCTGGACTGCCAAGAAGCGGTACATTCTAAATGTACATGATAATGAAGGTATTCGGTATGCAGAACCAAAGCTTAAGATCATGGGAATTGAAGCTGTAAAGTCTTCGACTCCATCAAGCTGCCGCACTAAGATTAAAGAAGCCATCAAGATTATTATGAAGGGTACAGAACAAGATGTCATCGACTTCATCGAGCAGTTCAGAGAAGAATTCAATACTCTATCGTTTGATGAAGTGGCTTTCCCCAGAGGCTGTAATGGACTCTCAACATATCGAGACAAAGCCTCCATCTATAAAAAAGGAACGCCGATTCACGTTCGAGGCGCATTGGTTTATAATAAACTTCTCACTGACCGTGGATTGGAAAACAGATACGAAATAGTAAAGGAAGGTGAAAAGATTAAGTTTTGTTATCTAAAAACTCCTAATCCCCTCCATGAAAATGTTGTGTCTGTAGTCAATACTCTTCCACGACAACTTGAACTAGATAAGTATATTGACTACAATCTACAGTTTACTAAAGCCTTCTTGGATCCTCTTAAGATTATCCTAGATGCTATTGGCTATCAGACTGAAAAAAAATCTACACTTGATAGCTTTTTCAGTTAACATTAATTGAATACTATGATATAATGAATTTAATTAAACAGCAATGTGAGGTACTATGAGTTTACTACTTAAACTAAAGAAGAATTCTACCATCCAAGAAACAGACATTCTAGCTGAATCTAAGTTCTTTAATAAGAAGGATATGATTTCTACCCCAGTTCCTATGATCAATGTTGCACTGTCTGGTGCACTAGACGGTGGTCTAACTCCTGGTCTAACAATGTGGGCTGGCCCGTCAAAGCACTTTAAGACTGCTTTATCGCTCTTGATGGCAAAGTCTTATATGGACAAGTATCCTGAGTCAGTGCTTCTATTTTATGACTCAGAGTTTGGTACTCCTAAGTCGTACTTTGAATCCTTTGAAATTGACATGAATCGAGTTCTTCATACGCCTATTACAGATGTTGAGAAGCTTAAGTTTGATATCATGAAACAGATTAATGAAATTACTAGAAATGAACAAGTAATCATTATCATAGACTCTATTGGCAATCTTGCTTCAAAGAAAGAACTTGATGATACACTAGAGGGCAAGTCTGTTGCTGACATGTCTCGTGCAAAGCAGATCAAGTCTCTATTCCGAATGGTAACTCCTCACTTGACTATGAAGGATATTCCTATGATTGTAGTTAATCATACATATAAGGAAATGTCTTTGTTCCCAAAGGACATTGTCTCTGGTGGTACAGGTTCTTATTATTCTGCTGACAATATCTTTATCATTGGCCGGCAGCAAGAAAAAGACGGCAAGGAAGTTACTGGGTATCATTTTATTATTAATGTGGAAAAATCTCGATATGTCAAAGAAAAATCTAAAATCCCTATCAGCGTATCTCACACTGGCGGGATATCTAAGTGGTCTGGTTTGCTCGACATTGCTTTGGATGGTAAGTTCATTCATAAGCCATCACCCGGATGGTACTCCAAGGTCGATCCTGAGACGGGTGAAGTATCAGATCAAAAGGTCCGTGAGAAGGATACGAATACTACTGCGTTTTGGGAACCGATCCTAAAGTCAAAGCAGTTCCAAGACTATATTAAGGACCGTTATCAAGTTGGTCACGGTTCTATCATGCAAGGCGAAGATGGAGAAGCATATTGATTGAACAAAAGATCCTTGCACACCTCGTAAGTAATGACACCTACGCGAGAAAGGTTCTACCTTTTGTAAAGCCAGAATATTTTGCTGATCATGCACATCGTGTGATCTATCAAACAGTCGTGGCTTATGTCGAACGTTATAATACAATTCCATCGGCTGAAGCACTAACTATTGATGTTGATAAGATTGATGGAATGTCTTCTGATATCTTTAGCAAGGTAGTAGAAATTATTCCCAATCTTATTGCAGATAAGGAAACTGATCTAGATTGGCTTCTAGATCAGACTGAGAAGTATTGCCAAGATCGTGCTGTTTATAACGCAATCATGGAATCTATTACTATTATTGATGGCAAGTCCAAGGACAAGGGAAAGGGATCTATTCCACAGATCTTGTCTGAGGCACTTGCTGTCTCATTTGATACTTCTGTAGGCCATGACTTTCTGACTGACTCTGATGCTAGATATGAGTTCTATCATCATAAAGAAGAGAAGATCGAGTTTGATCTAGACTACTTCAACAAGATTACTCGTGGTGGTCTGCCTAGAAAGACCCTTAATGTGGCTCTGGCAGGCACTGGTGTCGGTAAGACTCTATTCATGTGTCATACTGCTGCTGGCAATCTATCAGCCGGTTACAATGTTCTTTATATCACCATGGAAATGTCAGAGGAAAGAATTGCTGAACGTATTGATTCTAATCTTCTGAATGTGACTACCGATGAACTAAAGATCATGCCTAAGGAAGCGTATGACAAAAAGATTGATCGTGTGCGTAATAAGTGCAAGGGCCGATTGATTATCAAGGAATATCCTACTTCTACAGCCGGCAGTGCTAACTTTAGACATCTACTTCAAGAGCTAAAACTCAAGAAGAAGTTTGTTCCAGACATCATTTATATTGATTATCTTAATATCTGTTCATCTTCCAGAATGAAGATGGGCAATTCTGTGAACAGCTACATGTATATCAAAGCTATTGCTGAAGAACTGCGTGGTCTTGCCGTAGAATACAATGTTCCAATCGTTACAGCTACTCAAACTAATCGTGATGGTTATAATAGCTCTGATGTTGATCTAACTAATACCTCTGAAAGCTTTGGTTTACCTGCTACTGCTGATCTAATGTTTGCTATTATCTCTACCGAGGAACTAGAAAATATTGGTCAGCTTATGATCAAGCAGCTTAAGAATCGTTATAATGATCTAGGTGTGCATCGTAACTTCATGATCGGTGTTGATCGTGCTAAGATGCGTCTATACGATGTAGAATCTAATGCTCAAGGTGGATTTATTGAAGATCGTCCAGTAATGGATAGTAGTAGATTTAATGATGATGACGAAGCTGGTGGCTTTGGTCTTAAACGAGGCAAGAAAGATTTCTCTAAGTTAAGAATGGCATAAATA